AAAGACTACATGTTTGCCATCTTTTCTTTCTATTGTTCCCGATAGTCCAATCTTATATCGACAGTAATTTGTGTCGATAACTTTGGAAAAAGTTGGACTACTTACATGGTGCATTTCATCTAGTATAATTGTTCCAAATTCTTTACGAATCTTCGGAATATTACGGTATAAACTCTGAGTGTTGCCAATTACAATAGGAGCGTCAAGATTAAACTTTCCGCTTCCTATAATTCCAGGCGTAAATCCATAGACTTTCTCTACTTCTTTTGCCCACTGGTTTCGTAGTGGTACAGTGTGTACAACTACGAGTGTTTTTTGTCCGAGTTTTCCGGCTATCGCCAACCCCGTAAAAGTCTTACCCCAGCTTACCCACGCGTTGATGATACAGTTATCATCGAGCTCGTCATAGACTGCTTGTTGAGATTCTCTGAGTACAAACCTAAAATCAGGAAAATCCACAGGCACATTAATCCTTTTGTCAACAATTTCATAGTCATCTGGTATTAAATCCGTTCTTCCAATAGGAATAGTAACCAAATTTTCTCGAACCCGTGCCATATTTTTTATAACAATAGGTGGGTCATTTGGATTCTGCGGAGGTATTTTATAAGTGAGCTCTTTGCTGAGATGCTCCTTATACTCCCGAGTCACTTCCAAATAGATTCTATTGCTAATTACTGCTTTCATAAGCCTAAATCTGTTTTTGCGGTTATGTATTGCTTGACGAATTCACTTCGTACAATATCTTTTATATCGAAGTCAATAAAATCAAACTCGTTCATTGCTTTTAAAATTCGTACAAAGTCTTTTAAGCCGTTTTTTGCCAAATCTGTTTGACGAAAGTCTCCACAAAAGATAACTCTACACTCTTGTCCTATTCTCGTAATAATTGAGTCTAGCTCATGAAAACTCATATTTTGACACTCATCAATGAGTATTACTGCATTTCGCAGAGTAACTCCACGAATAAAAGAAGTAGTCATAAAATGTACTAATCCTTTTGTTTTGAGAATTTCATAAGCATCTCCTCTCTGAAAAAGTTCTATACAAATATCTTTGTATGGCTCTTCATATACTGATGCTTTTTCTTTTTCATTTCCAGGCAAGAAACCTATATCGCGAGTAGGTACTGCGCTTCTTATAATTACGAGCCGTTCGTATATTCCTTTTGTCATATCGTCAAATGCTAAGTATGACGATATAAAAGTTTTTCCTGTTCCTGCTACTCCGTGTAGCATTAAGTTTTTAGTACTTTCGAACGCAGTTACTTGATTTTTTGTAAGTGGTTCGATCTCTTGTAAATCTAAATTCGCTCCCGCAAGAGTCTTTTTTCTTCTCGACATAAAATTATACTTTTCTTCGAGTGTCCTTTAGTTTTTCTTCGGAGTACTCATATAACAGCCAAGGCAATCCGCCTATATGAAGTACACCTGCCCAAGTTAATTCCCGGGGAGGTGGACGCGGTATGGTAAAAGGAGAATTAACATCCTTTAACCAAAGTACAGAAGCTTTTTCCTTTAATTCAACTTTTCGTATTTTGTAGTATTTTAAGGACGAATTCATAGTTTTTTGATAGATAAAAGGAGTTCCTTTACTATCTATAAAATACTTTGTGCTTTGCTTTAAAATACCAATTAAGGAATCTATTGAGTGTCTTAAAGGTACTAACTCTGTAAAATGAGTTTGTAGACGACGAATGCCGAGAGAAGCTCCCGGCATATTTTTATCGTCTACAACCTGATTATCTATCAGTAGTAACCCATCTATAAGTTCCCAATTACTATTCGGAAGAATAAAAACTGGAAACTCAATCTTCTTTATTTCTTTGTAGGTAACGATCAATTTTACGAAATCTTTTATTGTATTTACGTTTGAGCTTTTTTCTTACCCCAGCTCTCCAATTAAATAAATCTTTAGATTTGGGGGACAGTGCATCGTACTCGTCCCCTCCTTTCATTTTAATACGCTTCATACATTTTCTCAAATTTGCCCATGGAGTAATCATCTCCAACTTCGAAGTCACATCCTACAGGGGCTCCTGAGATAGATACGCCTCTATCCATTTGAATAAAGTTTTGAAGCTTTTCGCAGTAAAAATCTATTTCATCTTCTGGAACTTCTGCCAGAATTGAGTCATGAACCAATGCAAATATTCGTGATTTCATATTTTGAGACTTAATAAACTGTCCCATATCTATTGCACCTAGAAGGTTAATATCAGAAGCAGTAGACTGCACCAGAAAATTAAGACCAGACCTAATGCTATGACTTTTGATGCCTGCGTCTGTAGATGAGACATTCGGCAATCTCCTTTTGCGGCCAAAAAAGCTATAAATAAATCCATTGTGCTCGATAAATTTTTGATTATTGTCAATCCACTTTCTCAACTTATGAAAAGATCGAAAATAATCATCAATAACTTCTTTTGCCTCTTGCTGGCTAAAATAAGTGCCCGAATCTTTAGTAACTTGTTCACTAATCTTCTTCGGGCCTGCGCCATACATAATACCAAATGTTACTGCTTTTGCGGCTTGTCGTTGTGTTCCATATAATTCTGCGACATCTTCTACGTCACATGGAAGTTTAAATACTGTTTTTGCAATCGTACTATGAAAGTTTCCTCCACTACGAAATACATTCATCAACGCTTCATCGTCTGCAAGTTTTGCAGCAACATATACTTCTGCAGTAGTTAAGTCCATAGCTACAATTTTATGACCTGGAGCTGCTTTGATACACCCTTTTACAATAGGGTTATCACGAGGTAACTGCTGCATATTTAACTTACCACTACTTGATAAACGACCAGAAGTCGTACCATGCAGGTTAAAATTTGTTCTCAATCGACTATCTCTATCGAGCTGAGGAATAATCTTATCTAAGTAAGTATTCTTGATTTTAGACTTCTGACGAATATCAAGAATAAGTCCAGGTACTTCCGACTGCGCTGATAGTGCATTTAACACTTCTGCGTCAGTAGAGTCAGCCCCCGTACCTGTTTTCTTTCCTGTAGGGTTTAAGCCTAACATATCAAACAGTAGCTTTCGAAGTTGCACTGTGCTGTTTGGATTAAATTCTGCTCCTTGTATTTCTTCGAACTTACGAATCTTTGGATTTTCATAAAGAGTACGAATAGCTTCATCAATATCTTCCTGCATCAAAGATTGAGACTTGAGCAGGCGCATTTTGTCAAAAGGAACGCCATTATCTTGAGTATCAGTTAGAAATCTACAACCTGGGATAAGAATGTTATCGTAAACCCATGCTAACTTCTTATTCTGCTTAATCTTTACAAATTTTTCGTAAATCAAAAAAGTACATACTGCATCCATTGCAGCATATGTTTTCATTACATCAAAAGGAATAGACTGCCATTGAAAATCTCCCTTTAGTATGCCATGTTCTTTACGGTACTGCTCAATCCAATCATACATCGGTTTTTCATAGTCACCATAAGGAGTGTACTTTAGCGATAACTGCTTGAGTCCATGACCTCCAGGGTTCTCATCAATGAGATAATGAAGAAGCATGGTGTCTTCAAAGCGCGGAAATCTAAAGTTAAAATGATACTCAAAAAATGCCATGTCAAACTTGGCATTGTGAAATACTACAATTTTCTTATCGAAAAGTTCTTGAAGCAATCGTTCAGTATCATCATCAAAACAATCGGTGTCAATATAAGCCCCACTAGCCCCATTATAACTAAGACTAATACCCAGCATATGACCGTTCCGAGGATAGAGTCCAGTAGTCTCTGAGTCCAGAGCAATATAGTCTCCCTCGTGTCTAATAGCCTGTTCGATAAAAGCATTTGCTTCCTCCGTACTTTGTATACCAAAAGCAATATTATTGTCTATGACTACTTCTTCAATTTCTCCTCGAATATAAGAGATAATATTATCCTTCGAAGACTCCCAGGTGTTTCTTGCTTCTGGTTTAAAAGCAAGCATCGCTGGGTTTATAACAGGCAGAAATTTACCTTCTACTTTCTTTCCTGAATATTCTGTTACTGAATTAATTTTTGTAAAATACTTGAGTGCATCAGAGCCTACTAGAATAATCCAGTCATATAACTCTGTATCAATCTGTATATCGCAGTCTCGTTTTAGAACTTTCTTGATAGCAGGATCAGAACATAACTGATACTGGTCAAAATCAAAAGCTCCGCCAAATTCATATTTAAAATCTGTTCTACTTGGTTTGGTCTCTATTAGAGCGACCTTTGGGCTCGTCATATTTTATCCTTAATCTTTTAAAGTAGTAAAAACTATTGCAGCACATCCGGCTATAGTGAGAATTAAAAACCACCAAGCTAAAAGTCCCATAATTTCCTCCTATGAATAAAGTTTCTTTCTTAAATTTTCTACTTGATTTTCTGATAAACCACCTGGGTCTTTATCAGGTACGTTAATGTTTCTTGTTACAAGATCAACATTTTCGCACATTTGTTTTACATTTGCTGCCGCTTTTTGACCAGCTTCGTCACCGTCAAAGAATACTACTGCTTGTTCCACTCCTTGAAGCCGAAGAATTGATAGTTTATCTTCGTTAATATTCCTTGTGCCGAAACAGCAAACTGCGTTTGTCAATCCTTTGTCGTGCAGATTTATCATATCGTATATTCCTTCTACAAGAATAACGCTGCCTTGTATTGGGGTGACTTTCGAAGGATACAGAGGCATTCGTGCCCCAGGAGGGCTAATGAGATACTTTGGTGTACCTCCAGTCATGTGTCGAGCATTAAATGCTACAATCTTTCCAGATATGTCACGAATTGGAAATACTACTCGACCAATAAAGTGTTCATGATCTTGAAAAGCTTCAAACTTACGGTAGGTTTCTGGTTTAATATTTCTCCAGTTTCCAACGTAAGGTAATGCACTTGGGGGAAAAGACAAGCCTACACTTTCAGCTCTCTTTTCACGAATTTTCTTCTTAATAAGTTCTCTGCGTAAGTGTAAAAAACTTGCCTTTTCCCCAAAATGCACAAAAAGACTTCCCTTGAAGCCACAAGAGAAGCAATGAAAAATTCCTGTAATTTGATCTACCCGCATACTTGGATTACTGTCATCATGCTCAGGGCTGAGACAAGATACGACAAAATCCTTTCCTTTGGGTGTAAAAGGAACTTTTCTACTTTCAAGTAATTCTTGTACGTTCACTAACAGTCCGAGTCAAAAGATTGCCATTCGTCATATTCAGTAGGCTCATCATACTCATCTTCGCTATACCCGTCAGCAAAGGTATGTACTAAGTCTTCTTCAATCGCATACTGACAACCATGGTAGTAGTCTTTATGTTCATCATCCAATAAATGAAAATATGAAGAAATACGAGCTAACATTGTTTCTGCCAGCTCTATATTTCCTTCCGCCATCGCTGCTTCGAGAATATCAAAATAGGGACCTACTTTAACCTCTACTCTTGGTGCTAAACTCATCTTCTCATACTCGCTAGTTCTTTCATTTGTTGTTCGTCTATAATAGGTACGGCATTGGACTTATGCATGGTTCCGATACCTTTAACAAGGGTTCCTGTGTAACGTGGCGGTTCCACTCGAGCGGCAACTCCAGCTGTGTCGGGGGCTGAAGGGTACTCGAGGGTTTCTCGTCGCCTATGGGGATTCCCAGTAGTACCCCCAGCCTTTGCAGATATATGTTTTCGTCGATTATACGTTTTCTTTTTTCTTCCTGAGAAAGTGTGGCCCATTGATCCATAGTAAATCCCCATAAAAAACTCCTGCCATTTGAAGATATATTATACCAAAAAATAGCAGGAGTGTCAAGAATTATTTTTAGATGTCGTTTATTTCTTCGCCAGTCTTATGCTCATTTTCTTCTTTTTCATCTGGCGTTAGTGCTGATTCTGGCCCTATTTTTAGAGTTTCCCAATTCATTGTAGAAGTAAATGTTCCCATTTTACCACTTCTCATTTTAGTACAATTAAATGTCATAATAGCATCTTCAGTTCTCCACGTATCAATCGTGAAAGCTGCGTCTGCCGCATCGAGAATACCCTTGGCGAAGCGAGCTTCTCCAGTAGCATCTATCTGATAAGGGCTATAAACGGGCACTTCATACTCCTGGGCCATTGATTTCAGTGCTTTACTTACTTCTATCTGCTCAGTCCAGTCATACTGACCTGCGCGTGACGGAAGATTAGAACGCTTGACTTGATTGATATAATCAACAATAATTACACCAACATCCATCGCACTTTTCACTTTCTTATCCAGCTCGGCTCGAATCTTTGAAAGAGTGAGAGAAGCATCGTAGACAACATCTAACTGCTGAGTCGGGAGAAGCTCACAGTTAGTCTTTAGATCGTAGTGTAGACGATCAAAGTCTCGATGTTCTTTGTACTCTTTCAGTTTTTCGTCGGCATCCACAAAACGGTTAGCCCACCAAGCTGAGACAAGTTCCCACTCCGTAACACTCAGATTACGTTTACGAATACGCTCGTGAGGAACTCCAGTCGCAATGGAACAGCATCTTTGTAGAATTTCTCGACTATCCATCTCGATTGTGAAATAGATAGCAGACTTTCCACTTTCATACACTGTATTTGCAATGTTACAGCAAGTAATGGATTTCCCTGCCCCGCGGCGACCCCCGACAAGAATTAAGTCTCGGGGAGAAAACTTGAATTCTTCGTCGAATGCGGAGTTCATACCGAGGGGCAGGTACTTTTCCAACTCATCTTCAGCAGGGAATAGGGAAATACGTTGCATACTTTCCTGGGGCTGCTCTAGCTCTACTTTATCTTCTATGTCTAGAACAATCTGATGTAGATGAGATACTGACTCTTCCGCATCTTCAAAAGATATGGAATGGTCAATATATTTCTCAAGAGAATACAATATCTCTTTCTGAGTATACTCATTCTTGAGATATTGAAGCAGCATAGAAGGTTCTGCTTCAACTTCGAGTGCTTCGATAGCAAGCAGTTTTTCTTGCGTAGCACTATCCCGAATCTCAAACTTTAAATCCTCAAACGTAGGAACAGCATGATACTTCTGGGAGTGTCCATCAATAATACTAAAGATGGTGTGGTACTCGTTAGGCAAATAATGCTTACGCAGGTAACTCCAGGTATCAGAATCCTGAAGCACAATAATCTGTTTGATTAATGCAGAAGCAATATTCAATTAAGTTCCCCGAGTACACAAAAAAGCAACCGCAACGCACCCGCTACGGTTGCTCAAAAGAAAGTCTACTTAACCAGCAGCCTTTTCTTTCTTTGAAGCGCCGTCATAGTCAGCGGCTGAAAGGCCACGACGAGTCAGCATAGTCTTGACACCGCGAGCAGTCTTGCCGATTGCTTCCGCGATCTCTTCAACAGTCATTCCAGACACATCACCGAGGTCTGCCAAAGGATCTTCTTTGGCTCCACCCTTGGTGTGCTCTTGACGAGGAATAGCGTCGATTTCACCTGAACGAAGCAGGCTGAGAGCCTTACCACGTACAGAGTTTACAGAGCGATCAAGAGCTTCTGCAATAGCTTCAACGAACGCACCATCATTTACCATAGAGATAAACTTAGACTCCTCTTCGGGAGAGTAGGTACGAACAGTCTCAACCTTGGGAGCAGGCTTGACATGATCGGTCAATTCCATAGACAAAATCTTGCCTTGGATAGACTTAGCGGAGAAAGCTCCGCCTTCAAAATGCTCAGCAATTTGAGCATAGGTGTACTCACCGCTGTTGTCAGAGACAAAAGCAGCAAGAGTTGCTTCTTGATCTGCGCTAAAAGCGCGGTTTGATCGAGAAGAAGCCAGTTCTACTTCAAAGCCCATTTTACGGAGCTTGCTAGAAACAGAACGGGTAGAAGTGCCAAGCTCATCTGCTGCTTCTGCAACAGTGTCTTGGGAGACAGGGCTTTCGCTACCTACGAAAGCTGTCAGTTGAGCGGTACGCTCATCAGTCCACTTAGGAAGTGCCATATTAGTGTTCTCCTAGAAATTCTTTTAGGTTGGTTACAATATTTACGCCAGAATCTCTGGCCTGTTTAGTTTTTGCGGATTCTATACCACTTTCATTTACAAGAATCGTTACGTCTTTAGTCAAACTAGACTTTACTTCATAGCCCAGGCTTGACAAAGTTTCAGTCGCATCAGCTTTTGTTTTGAAACTCTTCAATCGTCCACTAATACAAACTACTCCTTTTCTCTCTACTTTCTGTTCGGTAACGAACTTAAAGTCAAACGGCAAACATCCGTCGTAAAAAGCATAAAAATCTTTTGAGAGCCAAGACATAAGATTCTCGGTAGCTTTTGGGCCTAATCCGGCACGCTTACAAGTGTCTGCGTTAATTTCAGTAATATTTTCAACAGTCTCAGACAGCTTCTTCGTTGCCGTGTTTCCGATTAATGGAATACCAAAAGCGGGCAACACTAAATTAAGAGGAGCAGACTTAGAGTTATCTATCTCCTTCTTTAATTTGATTGCAATTTTTTCTGAGTTAAGTGCAGACGTAATATAATCTACATCAAGCTCATATAACTGGTCGAAATCTTGAATATCAAGTTTTTCGATAGCAGCAGGGCCTAAGCCCTTAATTTTCAGAGTTTTAGCAAAATGCTCGATTTTCTTTTGCTTTTGGGCACCGCAAACGGTACTCTTGCAGTAGAGAAGTTGATTTATCCACTGAAGATTAGACCCACAGGATGGGCAATCTGATGGAGGCACAATCTCACGCAGCATTTAGTTTCTCCGAAAAAGTAAAATATATTATACGAAAAGTTGAGGTAAAAGTCAAGAATTATTTTTCTTTTGGTCTACACGTCGTAAAATTCGAGGTATAATTTCCCCACTTCGAATAACCTCTACTCTACAGCCTATTTCTAGCTCCAAGCTGCGAATGTACTCGATGTTGTGTAAAGTAGCCCTGCTCACAATAGCTCCTTCCACTTCGACTGGACTAAGAATGGCGACCGGGCTGACTACACCCGATTTACCAACTTGCCACACAACATCGAGCAATTCTGTATGTACACCCTCTTTCTGCTCTTTGAGAGCGAAAGCACCGCGAGGATGGTGAGCTGTATGTCCCATCTTATTAAAGGCTTTTACATTATTAATACGATATACCCAACCATCCGTAGGATAGTTACTAGCATCGAAGGTATTAACAGTATTAAACCCTTGATCGGCTAATGCTTTTAATATAGTAGAGTACTGATCGTAGTCAAGACCAGACTTATGGATGTCATATGCGACAAAAACAAGGTTTTCCGCACGAGCTTCAAACTCTTTGATGTCTTTGAGGTTTAATGACCCCGAAGCTACATTTCTAGCATTAGTAACATTCGAAGGGCAAACTATCTCACCTGTAATCTGAATCTCTCCCCGTAGAGAGATAGTTGGAGGTACAAGTAAAGCAAGTTTGTCGGTAATATCTCGGCCAAGATTACCGTCCCCTCTAGTTAATCCAAGAGCAAACTGTTTATTTACATAAAGTAAAGATACAGCGGCTCCGTCTAACTTGGGAGTTTTAATATAGCCAGATATATTTCCAGCTTCAGTTATGTCGAAATATTTTTGAAGTGAGTACATACGATACAAGTGAGGCACCCCGTCTGTAACAACGTGCCCAACCTGATCGTAAGAATACTTTGCAACAAGACTATCAAACTCAGCGTCCGAAATAATAGGAGCGCCAGAGTAGTAAGCTAGACTCGCCTTTTCAAGAAAATCACGCATAGTATCTCCCAAATTTGAAAAGATATTATACTAAAAGTTTAGGAAAAAGTCAAGAACTATTTTAAGTAAAGGTTATTTATTAAGTCCTGGAACTGCTCCTCAATAATTTCCTTACTTTCAGCCAGAGAGAGTATCTCTGTGAGCCCTACGAATAGCTCTCTTGAATTGTGAAAATCTAGAGGCATTGCTACTCCTTCAGGGGTAGGTTTCCATTCTTCGTTAAAGTCCAGATAGTACTTACGAAGATGCAAATATTCTATACCCCTAAAACTACTTACTATTAGCCTGACTTGAACTTCTTTTTCTTCATCGTAATGTATGACTTTTTCATACATTTCTGGAGCTTCATGTAGTTCCATAACTAGCCCTCGTTCTGTAAAACTGAAGACAACGGTACTACACTAGTTACATTCGCAGGTTTTAATAAGCGATAGGAGTCTGTGTCCCAACAAAATAACAATAGTGTTTCGTTAGACTCTTTTGCTCTATTTTTCTTTTCTCGTATATATGGTGTGGAAAAATCCAGGGTACATACATTATACTTTAGTTTATTTGAGTTTTCACTCCTATAAGTAATAATTGCATCACCATACTCATTTACAATGTCTGCTAGTTCTTCTTTTTTCACAAATACTCCTTAGGTAGCAGGTCAGTAAAATTTTTTACTTTGCTGAACTCTAAGGTTCTTTCTTTAGATAGCAGAAAACCACTCCCCCGAAAGGAAGTGGTTATAGTAAAAACTTTTTTAGTTAGCGGCTACGTTACCGATAACTCCAGCAAAGTATTGAGCTGCTTTGCCCGTCAGCTTTGAAATAACATCTTCGTCAACTTCTTGACCTGCATCAGTCAGAGCAGCAACCAGAGCGTCTTGAGCTGCTTGCTTCGAAACACGCCCGCCTCCAGTGCTACCGGAGGTTTTAGTCCCACCAGTAGCGGGGCTCTTTTTTACATATACACCTGCTTTGGTAAGAATCATGCGAACACCATTAGGTGACTCTTCTAGTTCTTCTGCGATTGACTTAACAATCTCCATGCTCGTTTCGGGGGTAGGATCTTGCTCTTCATACATTGCTACTGCTTGAGCCTTCTTATCGTCGTCCCATGCCATTCTACGTTTCCTCTTTTTGTTAGTTGAACCTGGACAAACGCCCAGACGGTTAAGTTGTTGTTGATAAAATCGGTCGCCCATTGGTTTCCTCAATTTTGAAAATATATTATACTTCAAAACAAAGCAAAATGTCAAGAACTATTTTTTAAATCCTCTGCGTGAGTTTCCAAAGCAAGCTCATTTGCAAAGGCAGCCTGTTCTTTTGTAGGTGGAGTAACAAAGAAAATTCCTTTATCTAACCTGTCTGTTTCATCCCATACGAACCACGCATAGTCGGTAGCATCTGTACCTTTTCCCGTAAAGCTAGGTCTTTTACTAAGAACATGCAAAGCTATAGGAGTATTTTTCTTCCACCAAGGATGTCGAGTAATGCTACCCAAGTAATTAATTCTTAGTAACATAATACAAGTATTACAGTTTTCAAGAGCGTGGTTAATAAACTCCTGAGCTATACTAAAAGGTGGATTAGTAAGAATTAAGTCTGTTCCTTCGCTCCACTCAAAAAAATCTTTATCTTCTGTAATTTCTGAATAGGTACAATTAAGTCCTTTTTCTTCTTCGAGAAAGAACTGTATACGCCCATCTCCTCGACACGGCTCATGTGCTGAGGAAAATAGGTTCCAGTCAATATCTAAGTTTTCATAACACCACGGCGGAGTGGCGTAAAAGTCTGTTTTATTGAGGCGTTGCCCCGCTCTCTGTCTGCTCAAGTAACCAGTCCTCTAGCTCCTCGACAAAACACCAGTCAAAGAAAGAGCTTCGTTTAGAGTTTAGATAATTTATAATACCTTCTCGACGATGAAAGTGAGCACCGTCAAGTACCAATAGTCCTCGCTTAAACATTGAAAGATTCTCATATACAAAAGGAATCTTTTGGTCTACGGTTCCACCAACTTCTTGACGTTTACATTCAATCGCTAAATCATCAATCATAAAGTCCATCTTTGCTCTTGAGTTACCATAGCAATCCATAAACTTTACTTGTGATTGGAAATCAATATCTAAATTTGTAAGAATAGAAGCTACTTCTTGTTCTAGCTTTTGTCCTGAATAATTTGCTTTTGCTCCCTGAGATACCATAGTGGTTTCCTCCTATTAAGGGTAATAAAAAAAAAATGCTTCTGACGAATTTTCACCAGAAGCATACATTATACACGGATCGAGGATCGATGTCAAGAACTATTTTTATAAACGTGAGAGGTCAACTCCATATTTTTCTAGATGCTTGAGGGA